CTTGCCGCTCAACACCAGGCACAGATGGCTGCCCAGCAGTCTCAACAGCAGGTAACCCAACAACCGCAGCAACCGATGCTAGACCCACGTGCTGAACAGTGGGCCGAGGAGAACGAGTGGTTTGGTCGAGACGTTGCCATGACGCATGCCGCTCGTGGCATCCACGCGCAGTTAGTAGGGGTAGAAAAGTTTGACCCCGCATCTGAAGCGTACTATGATGAACTTGACCGCCGCATTCGCGAGTCCTTCCCGCATCGTTTTCAAGGAGGAAACGCAGTGCAGCAAACGACTACCAGAGCCAACCGACCCGTGCAAACGGTTGCGCCTGCCACCCGGTCATCCGGGGTTAACAATGTTGCACGCCGGACCGTCAAACTGTCTCCAAGTCAGGTGGCGATCGCTAAAAAACTGGGTGTTCCGCTTGAGGAATATGCCAAATACGTGAAGGAGTAAGACCATGAGTGAATTAGACATTCCAAAACTGAATCGCACGCCTCGTGCTGCTGAAACACGCACAACGGCTGCGCGTCGTAAACCATGGGCACCACCTTCAAAATTGGACGCGCCTGCTGCGCCTCCAGGATTCCGGCATCGGTGGATTCGTGTGGAAGCAAATGGGTTAGACGATCGAAGCAATGTGGCAGCTAAACTCCGTGAGGGGTATGAGCTGGTGCGTGCTGACGAGTTCCCTGACTTCCAATCAACGGCCGCAGATGAAGGGAGACATGCCGGTGTAATCGGCGTGGGATCCCTTTTACTCGCCCGAATTCCTGACGAGACGGCAGAAGAGCGACGCGCATATTACAACTCGCGCACTCATGACCAATTACAAGCTGTCGATAATGAGCTGATGAAAGCAAATGCTCACTCATCAATGCGTATTAATGCTCCGAGTCGACGTTCTAAAGTCAGTTTCGGTGGCCCTAAGGCCGATGAATAAACTTTTCTAAGGAAACAAAAATGGCAAATACCAATAAGCCTTTTGGTATGCGCGCTCTTGGCAACCTATCTGCCACGGGAGCGCAAAAGCAGTACGGGTACCTAATCAAGGAAAACTACGGCACGAACATTTATCAGGGCGACCTGGTACGTCTCGTGGGTGGTTACATTGAGCGTTTAGGTGCAGCAACCCAAGCAGCAGTCGGCGTTTTCAACGGCTGTTATTACACAGACCCTGTCACAGGTAAACCCACGTGGTCCAATAAGTTCATCGCAAATGCTGCTTTTACAGTAGACATTGAGGCGGACATTATTGATGACCCCAACCAACTGTTCCTGATCCAGGCAGACAGCACCGCCATTGCTCAGACAGATATTGGTGAGAACGTTGGTGTTGCTTATGGTTCTGGCAATGCAACCACCGGTCAGTCAGCAATGACTACTGATGGCGCTCCTGACACTACCGCAGGTAAAACACTGAAGATTGTCGGCTTGTACGACGCCCCGGGTAACGCACTTGGTGAGTACGCTCAACTGGTCGTTAAAATCAACCATCACAGCTACGGCAGTTCTGGCGTTGCTGGCGTTGCATCGTAAGGAGTTTGACAAATGGCTATTTCACGCGCACAACTAGTAAAAGAACTTGAGCCAGGTCTGAACGCACTGTTCGGTCTGGAGTACAAGAACTACGAAAACGAGCACACCGAGATCTACTCAGTCGAATCTTCAGACCGTGCGTTTGAAGAAGAGGTGATGGAGTCCGGCTTTGGTGAGGCACCTGTAAAAACTGAAGGCGCTGGCGTCGCTTATGACAACGCGCAGGAAGTTTATACAGCTCGCTACACTCACGAGACAATCGCACTGGCTTTCTCCCTGACCGAAGAGGCAGTGGAAGACAACCTGTACGACCGTCTTGCTGCTCGCTACACCCGCGCCCTGGCTCGTTCCATGGCACAAACCAAGCAGATTAAGGCAGCTGCCGTTCTGAACGGTGCTTTCACCACCTCTCTGGGTGGCGACGGAAAGCCCCTTTGCGCTCTTGACCACCCGACTCTGGGCGGCCCGGACCTCAAGAATGAGCTGACTACCCCTGCTGACCTGTCTGAGACTTCGCTTGAGCAGGCATTGATCGACATCGCTGCGTTCACAGACGAGCGCGGCCTGAAGATCGCTGTTCAGGGTCTGAAGCTCATCATCCCGAAAGAACTCATGTTTACGGCTGACCGCATCATGAAGTCCACTCTGCGTGTTGGAACTGCAGATAACGACATCAACGCGATCAAGAACATGGGCATGGTTCCCCAGGGTTACACCGTTAACCACTTCCTGACCGATCCGGACGCATGGTTCGTTAAGACCGACGCTCCTAACGGTATGAAGATGTTTGAGCGTGTTGCAATGAAGACTGGTTTTGAAGGCGACTTTGACACCGGTAACGTTCGTTACAAGGCTCGTGAGCGTTATTCGTTCGGATTCTCGGATCCGCGCGGCCTGTTTGGTTCGCCAGGTACCCCCTGATAAACCAGAGCACCAACGAAACCCCCGGCCTAAAAACCGGGGGTTTTTTATTGCTTGACACGGGTCAAAATCAGGCGTAAAAAGGTAGCTATTCCGGGGTCCCCGGTGCGTTTGACTAGTCCCGGCTAGACGTCATGCAGACAAACGTACCTAACTCGCATGAGAGGAAAATTCAATGGCGATTTCCACGTTTTCTGGCCCAGTTCAATCCCTGAATGGCTTTATTTCCGGTACTTCTTCTGACCCTGTTTCCGTAACTACGGCAGGAAATATCTCCAGTTCCTACGCCACTACGTCGGCGACCACTGGCGATACCCGTCTTTCTTATCAGCGTCTGACCTTTACCTCGACAGGTTCTGGTGAGACTCTCCGTGCCTTCTCTGTTGTCACAGGAGCAGGCGCTGCGGCTGGTGGCACGATCAACGGCGCACACATCTCCACCTCGATCAATACCACCGGTACGATCTCTGGTGCAGCTAACGCTCTCCGTGCAACCCTTGGCGGCTCGGCAACGACTCCTGGCGGCACTTTGGCTGTTCTCCAGCTTGATACTGATTACAGCTCGAACGTAACCCTTGGCGCAGCTTCTTCGTTTATCCGTGTTACGGATAGCGGCTCTCAGACTGGTGAAGTTCAGAACCTGATCAACATCGAGACTGGCCCTGCTGCTACGGTTGCTCCTACTGCTACTTCAGTTACAACGGTGGCTAAAGCAATTAAGGTTCGGATTGGCGGTACGGATTACTACGTTCCGGCCTACGCTACCTACGCTTAATGCAGATAACCAAGGAATTTCTGGAATCGGAGATTCGTGAATTGGAACAAGAAGCAAGCAAGGCTCAAACCTTTTTGATTCAAGTTCAAGCCACAATCTCTGCCTACCAGATGTTGATTAACAGGTTAGAAGCGCCAGAAACGGAGAATCCGAATGAGCTACAGCAATCTTAGTGCTGTCACCAAAACGGCAAGCGACGATGCGATTGCTGGCCGTACCCGTGTGGCAGCCATCTATTACACCTGCACGAGCACAGCCTCTTCTTTTTCCTTGAAAAACGGGAGTACGTCTGGCGGAACTGCTTTGGTGACGATTAATACCCCAGCAGCTGCGGGAGCAGTGGATCTAATTTTCCCTGACATGGGCGTTTTGTTTGATCAGGGGGTTTACATCGACATTACTGACGCAGAAGTAGAGAGCGTCACACTGTTTTTCTACGGTGGGGCAGCGGCATAATGGCCTCCAAGGGGATGGGCATCAAGACCTCGGTCAAATCGGGCAACTTTCGTCCGACAAAGGCCGGGGCAGGCATGACCAAAAAAGGCGTTGCGGCATACCGCCGGGCCAACCCTGGAAGCAAGTTGCAAACCGCAGTAACGGAAGATAACCCAACAGGTAAGCGCGCAGCGCGGCGTAAGTCGTACTGTGCGCGTTCTGCTGGACAGATGAAAAAATTTCCAGAAGCAGCAAAAGACCCTAACAGTCGAATTCGCCAAGCGAGAAAAAGGTGGAAGTGCTAAATGGAAATGATGTTATGGAACGCGATACTGACGGGGATCGTGGGATTACTTTTGTATTCTCATAAGTCTAAAATGGACGAATTGAACCGGATCAGTATTTTGTTAAACCGAACTAGAGAGGAGGTGGCCCGTGACCACATCACTCGTGCAGAAGTTAAAGCTGATCTTCAAGCAATTCGTGACCACTTTGACGACGGCTTTCGCCGCCTTGAAGGCAAAATTGACAAGCTTGCTGAACAAACTAAGGGGTAAAAATGGCAACTAAACCAGGTCTTTATGCCAATATCAACGCCAAGCGTAAGCGCATTGCTGCTGGGTCTGGCGAAAAGATGCGTAAACCCGGCACTAAGGGTGCGCCTACTGCGAAAGCTTTTAGAGAATCCGCAAAAACTGCAAAAAAGGGTAAAAAATGAAGAAAAAAGTCACAGGCAAGATGATGGACATGGAAGGTCGTGCAATGAAGCGTAAGACTGCCGACACCAAGGGCCGTGCAATGAAGAAATCGGGTGTCACCGGTTACGGTGGCGTTGTTGCAATGGGCATGAAAAAAGGCGGCAAGGCTGCCAAGAAAGGAAAGTAATCATGGCTGGACGTGGAATGGGATGTGCAACACGGGGCGGTGGCGCTGTCGAGAGCGGCCCGCGCAATAAAATGCTGTCCGAGACTAGCAAGAAGACCGGTCCTG